TCCTGCCGGACTTCTATATTCTCGTTCCTGAAAATTTAATGCCTCCTCTTTGATAACGCTTAATCCAAGCGTATCCTGTGGCGACAAGAAATATTCCCGCACCAATTATTTGAGACATCTGTTCATTGTCAAAACCGATATTTATTTTTAAAATTCCCAAAAAAAATCCGACTGTTTGGGCTATTTTAGCCGCTTGTTCTGTTGAATAATTCATATTTTTAAATTTATTTGATAATGTTTCCTCCAAAAGTATCTGTTAATAAATGACATTTACGACACAATGTCCTGCCGTTATCTATCGCAAACCGCAATTCAGGATAAAGAGCAAATGGCTTGATATGGTCAGCGTTTAGCTCTCTACCACGAACACCACACCAGATACAGGTAAAATTATCCCGAACAAAAACAGATGTTCTCCAAAGTTTATATTCAGCAGAGTTTCTTATTTTTAAGTTTATTGGAGTTATTCCACCTTTCCAGAAATGGCTTTTCTCACCCCTAACTGGATTACTCTTTCGCTTTTTCAACAACTCAATTTTCTGTTCTGGTGTTAATGAATCGCGCCACTTCTTCATACTAGCGACCATCTTTCTTTTCCATTCTTCAGATTTTGGGATACCCCTTTTCCCTAACCCATTTTTCAACGCATTTTTTCTAGATCTTTCAATGTATTCAGGTGTTCGATAGAGAGCCAGCACTTCTTCGCTATACTTTCTACCTGTTTTACCTGTATTCCATGGTTTATGACCACGATTTGCTTCACTTAGTTTTCTTCTCGTTTCTGCACTTACCACATAACCAACATGTCTCGGATTCTTGAAACCCTTCATATATCGTCCATTATACTCTCTTCAACACCGTCCCGCGAGAGGGGAACGGTGCATATCTTTCCTAGATAACCCTCCGAAGCCCTCCCACAGTGACGCCACCAGCACGATACCGTCCGATTGCGGCGACAATAATACCGATAACCTGCAATGCACCAGTGACAATCTGCGTAATTTCCTCGTTAGAGATGGGAAGCTTGAATGCTTGTGCAAGAAAGCCGAGGAGAGAGATGTAGAGACCTGAATAAGTGAGACTCATAGGAAATTTAGGTAACTTTTGTTCTTGTAAGCTGTCCAGTCCGAAATTCGACCTTTTTTCATTTCCCGAATCATCACTCGAACTGCCCGTTCAGGATTATTGACGACATCGGAAACGTTCGCAAAGTCCCTCCCTGTACCAATCCACCACTTCTTGTCCGAGGAAACATTTGGTGGGCCATCGTTGAACTGGCATAAACCAAAATCCGAAGACCCATTTGTGTTTCGATTTGTTTTCGAGTTATCCCACCCGCTTTCCGCACCGACAACCGCGCACAAAATGTTCTTGTCATCAACGCTCAATCCTTCCTCATCACAAATGACGCGAACGGAATGACGCGCTTTTGCAGGCGTGTCCCATTTATACTTCGGCTCCGGCTTCGCTTCTGGCGCGTTCGAAACATAGGTGTCGAATTCAGGAAGCGGAACATTGTCTATCGGCTCAAACCGGGGAGGGAGTGGTTTTGGCTCGTTGATAATCACTGCAAAGATAGCGACAATGGACTTCAGCGCGTCCACTATTTTTTGAAAGATTGAGAGTTGCTCTGTTGGTGTGATGTTCTTTTTTAATGAATACCGCTTCGCCCACCAGAACTTAAAATCCCAACGAAGTTTCTTTAGATCGCCCTCAATAGAATCAAACACAAGCCAGTAATCGCCATCTTTGTACCCAACAACCGTCGCCCAGTGTGTGTCCGATGAACCGGGGGGTCGGAAATACCGCTCGCCGTCGGACGCCCATGCATAGAGAGCCACACAAATTGGGGAGAGCGTGAGGGCAAACTTTAGACGGTCGGGAGTTAGGTTCTCCCCAGAGGCAACCCACTCATGTCCGAATGACCACTCATTCAACCATTCTATTCCCTTATCAGTGAGATTCCGAGGTAGTGGATCGGGAAAGTAGAACGCCTTGATGTTCGCGCAAGCAGGAAAGTTTGAAAGTAAAAACTCGTCTACTGCTCCGAAGTGCCGGAGATTTTGTGAAATGGTATGCGGGTCTGCCCCAGGAGGAGTAATCTTTGAGATAATAGCCAGAAACCTATCAGAAAGATTTACCGACAAATTAAATACTCGCTTGAACAGTATTTCAACCGCATTATGAGTTCCAAATGCCGTACACGCATACGAATCCGACCCATCGGCAAGTCGTTGGTCTTCCATAAGCGGGAGGAAATCTGTCCATTGGCCATCGGGTTGGAGGACGGTAGGTGCGAGCTGGCCGAGCTTGAACTCCTTTTCCTCGACTTCTTTTGGTGGGACGAATCCGTAGTGTTTAGTTGTCATCGTTGCGTACTCGTTGCCGCCACCCTTGTCGCGTTCAACATCGCGACCGCGCGTATACCTTCAATGAGTTCCGAGGAGGATTTTCTGTTCCCCACGACCTGAATCAGCAACGCTCGCATCTCATTCGTTGTGGCCTCAAGACGAACCATTGCTGTTGTGTTTTTATCTACAACCTCGATAATACGCGCTTGGTTTGCCTGCGAGGAGGTGAAGTACGCATACCCCGCAAGCCCCGCGAGAATGAACCCAATAATAGGGGTAAGTGCTTTAGGGTCTTTGAAAAGTTCCTTTATCATATTATTTTCCTGCGGTAACTGCCTTCGTAAGAAGGTCGCTCCGATATTTTGCGTAATTCTTTTGCTGTATGAGTTTTCCCTTTATCACCACATCCTTCGTCTCGGCACGAAGGAATATCTTTTCGTTCAATTTCAAGAGTACGTTGCCGCTGGTAACTCCCGTGAGTGTTACGGGGCCGAGCTTTGATAATTCATAATTGTAGAGCGCGATAACCTCGTCCCGCTCCGCGAAGGTGAGGGGGGCGGATTTTACAGATTTTGCAGGTTCGCTAATAAGGATAATTGCTCCCGCGAGGGAAACCGCAACGATGGGGATGAGGAGTTTTTTGGTCATCTTTTTATTGTTTTTATATTAGAAAGCTATCTCAAAGGCGGCAGTCGGATTACCGATTGACCCAGAACTTGAACTGGCAGTATCTATTTTGACAGTAATATAATCACCGGCTGATACAGATGCTGTATTAACAGTATCATTTCCTGTTAATACGCTTGTTGCAAGGTCAACATTTATATTAGTGTCAACTCCATTCACTCTCACCCGGAATTTAGTGCCATTATTCATGCTATGACTTACTGCCCTAATATAGAGATTTTTAATCGTCCCCCCTTTCGCGGTAATGAACCAAACTTGTGACTCGCCAGTATAAGCGCCTAAAGGACTCATATATCGAACATCAAAGGAAGTTACATTCCAATTACCCTGTCTTGTGAAGAATACAGTGCTACCTGCGCCTGCTGTATTCCACGCACTTGTTGAGGCAGTTGTCGGTATTTCGTACCCGCTCGTTACTGTGGGCGTCCAGGTGTGTACCCCGTTCGCCGTCGTGATGTTCAAGCCAATACCAGTAGCAGTTCCCGTCGCATAAGTCTGGGTAGAGGATGCAGAACCGCCCCATGAGGAAACGCCCGCGCTCGCGCCACTCGCCAGCACCAGCTTTCCTGTGGAGTCCGTCGTGAGGTAATTTGTCGCGGTGGTGGTCGCAAGCGTGGCAAATTGCACGTTCCCTACCACCGAAAGCGTATAGGCGGGAGTTGTCGTCCCGATGCCGACGTTGCCGGTGTTTAATACTGTCATCACATCCCCCGCCCCGCCAGTCTTTGCAGTGCTGAACAAATGAAATGACGTATCCCCATCTGTGCTACGTTGACCAAGATACCACTTTCTAACATCTAAGTCTGACCAAGCTATCAGCGAGTCATGGGCAGTGCTTGCTCTATTAATTTCAAAATATCCTGGCTGTGAATGATTCATTCTCATTGGTTCATCTAACGCACTGCTTACCTCCAAAGTCGCCACAGGCCCCGTCGTCCCGATGCCGACGTTGCCGCTACTTATTACTACACTCGAACCAGCCAGCGTGCTAGCATCAGTGATTGCTCCGCCGAGTCCAACATTACCACTATCATTAAACACACCACGATTTGTACCATTACGGGTTTGAAGTAGAAGCGCGGCACCGGTAGTGACGGGGCCAAGCTCAAAATTGCCACTACTAGGACGTGAGTATAAATAACCAGCTTTGTTGTCTGTACTAACTACATCAAATTGTCCACCAGTTCTCAGACGGAAAGATGAACCATCGGCGTTCACAATGTGTAGCGGAAAACTTGGTCCCGTCGTCCCGATGCCGACGTTGCCCGAGGTTGAACTCACGTACAGGTTACTCGCCCCGACCTGGAAGCCGCCGGACACATGCAGCGTGCTACTCGGAGACACGGTCCCGATGCCGACGTTGCCTTCTATTATTAATCCTCCCGTTGGAGCCGCAGTCGTGTCATATCCTGCTCCAAAACTTCCACCTCCAGAGACACTTAATTTACTCCCTGGTGCCACTTCCCCGATGCCGACGTTGCCATTGTTATCTATCACCAACCTACTCACTCCAGCACTTATTGGATTCCCACCTAAGGCAGTGCTTGTCCTAATATGAAAATCACCATAAACCTGTTGGTCGGCAGTTATAGCCCAATTACGTGCGTTAGCTTGGTTAACATTTGAGGTATACAATCCCAATACAGTCCCACCCGATGTAGCAGAACTAATTGTTAATGGATGATTCGGACTCGCCGTCCCGATGCCGACGTTGCCGTCTTTATTAAACAACATAACAGCAGTATTAGGTGCACCACCAGCGCTCGTAGACATATATATCGCCAAATTACCCTGAGGATCTACTCCCTCTGAACCAATGTGCCAATTTCTTCTGTCTGCCCCCGCAGCACTTGTATAAAAACCAAGACCTGCTCCCGCTCCCGTGCCCCCATCTATTCTAAATTGTTGCCCAAAAGCAGTTCCGCCCTGTGTTGTGCTTAAAACGTGTAAGCTTACTGCAGGACTCGTCGTCCCGATGCCGACGTTGCCTTGAATTATCATCCCATTTGACGGAGTCGAGGTGCCAACGTAGGAGGCCCCCACCCCGATGCCGCCAGCCACGTCCAGCTTGTTGCCGGGCGCAGTCGTCCCGATGCCGACGTTGCCCGAGGAAGTCCAAATACCAGAGCCGGGAAATGTAGTTGTCGCCGAGAACGCGCCTGTGGTCGCGGAGATGCCGCCCCCGAACGTGGACACCGAGCCGTTGCCGTAAATGGTCGTTGTCGCAGAGCCACCCACCACGAAGGGGGAGGAGGCGATGGAGGTAACATTCAGCGTATCTGCAGTTACGTTCGTCGCGTTCACATTCGTCGAGGAGACGGTGGTAACGGAGATGGTCGAGGGGAGGGACCAGGTAAGCGTTGCTGGCGCCGAGGATGCGATGGTGATTTGGTTTGTGGTGCCGAGGAAGGTGAAAGTAGGGCCGTTGGCGCCGTTGATGGTGGTGGTGGCGGAGCCTGAACTACACGCGGTGGTTGAAAGCGTACCCGATGAACTCACTACTACGCACGGAGAACCAGTTGCGCCAAGCACGGGAATTCGTACCGACGAAGAGGAATTATTTGGAACGATAGTAGTCCCTTGGAACTTCCACGGGTTTAGCGGTGTAAGGTTCTGGGCGCTAATAGATGCGGAAATTGAAATTCCAGCAACAATAACCGCAATAATAATGTTACGTTTGAGATTGTGCATAAAGGTCTGATAGGTATTTATCCCTCTTATTCTTCTTTTGTTCACCACCGAATAGTTCCGACATTTTATCTATGATGTTTTGGAATGAGGTTGAGGTCTTCATATATCGAGCGTTCATGGTATTCATTGCGTTATCCATCCCCGCGATAGCATCTTTGATTTCTCTGACTGCTCCCACTACACTCTCCTGCCGCTGGGTTGATTCAAGGGTCTGAATAGCAGACACCACGCGGGCTAGTCCATTTTGCACAGACGAAAGGTCTGTACGCTCTGGTTTTGGTATGTTCTGAATCGAGCGATTTACCTCCTGAAGCGCGGAAAGAACTGGGGTTATATCCACTCGCTCTGGTTTTGGTATCGCGTCCATCATTTTTCTCATCTCCTCCATCGGAAACCTCTCCGGCTGTGGCATTCCGCCGAGTTTCAAATCCATCGTTTTTGCTACAAGTTCTGACAACTTCTCTTCGTCTATGCTTCCCCCGCCTCCCGCACCGAATGCTGTAGGATTCCAACGTTGCTGGACGAGGTATTTCTTCATGTCCTCGTAATAGGATGCCTTTGTAGTGTACCCGGAATCGGTATAGACGGTCGTAATAATGATAATATGCCTCCCTTCCCCGTATACTCCCCCAGAGGGAACCTGCCACGCCTTCGAGAACCACCGATTTCCATTATCGGTGAGGTTCAGTGTCTCAATGACGGCGTGAGTCCGGGCATCGTATACGATTGCCTGAACGTAATAGGTATTTGTGTCCGTCGGATCGGTGATGTAGTAATCAACCGTAACGGATTCGTTTGGCGACAGCTGGGTTTCCATATTCTATAAGTATACCATGTTTTCGACTGGGTTTCTACTCCATAGAGAGTGTCCACATTAAAAACGCAAAGATAAACAATGGTATCGCGCCAAAAGTAATAAAGAAAATAAATAGAGAGAGGATTTTCATTTTATTCCGTATTTCTCAAGAATTGAACTGGCTCCGACGTTTTGTGAACTGATACCATATTTCAATAAAATTGAGTCTGCGTAATTGGATTGACCCAAACCAGCCTTTTTTTCTCCTCCTAAAAATATCCTTTCCAATAAATCGAAAAATTGGGCTGTTCCTGGAATACCCGTTGTAAGAGAAATCCCCGCTTCTGCCATTCTCAATCCACCCCTAATTTTTGTTTCTGGCTTTACACCCTTAATTACGCTTGCCCCGCCGCTAAAAATATTTTCAACCGTTCTAATTACTGCCGGGTTAGCGTCTCCTCCCCTATCAGCCGCCTCGAGAAGATTTCCGAAATAAGGGACTTGTTCGGGAATAAACATTACGGCATCTTTTAACATTGATTGGTCTGGTAATTTCTTGCCGGTTGTTGTTTCATAAATTGCTTTCCTTGATTGATTTTCGGCTATTGAACCGGCAATAAATATGCCAAGTCCAATAAGAGCCGACATCCTTTTCCATAAACCCTTCCACCCCGCTTCTCCACCTCCTTTTATCACCCCGCTTCTTATTAAGTCGTGTATTACAATTCCCCATCTATTCAAAAAGAATGTTTGAAAAGTAAACCAAGTTCTTGCTCCTTCGCCACTTGCTAAAATATGTGGCCTGTAAACCACTTCATTGCTTCCGCTCACCATATTCATTAAAAATTCCGCTTCTTCTTTTGCGTTAGGAATGTCGGCTTCCTCTAAAACTCTCAATAATCCCTTTTCAATTCCGGCGGCGGTTATCACATCCGCTTTTTGAAGCAATGACATTCCGCCCCTAATAAAACTATTCATCAATCCTCTTGTCTTACCGACTTTTTTAAGAGTTTCTTCTATCGCCAATTCTCCGGCCTGTCTCAATTGAAGCGCCGGGGATTCAGATATAAAGTCCTTTGCGTATTTGGGAATAATCCATGCTTTGGCAAATTCCTTCAAAATTCGGAGAGTTGCCATCGTTCCATAACGGGATTGAGCATAAGCCATCGCATCGAATACAGCAAATGGTTGCATCAGAATAGAGGAAATTTTATATCCTAAAATTGCCTGGTTGAGATTGATGCGAGTTTGTCTTAATACTGGATTAGAGCGAGCGGTAGCACTCCAGCCCCTGCGAGCCACCACATCCAGTTCGGTTTTCCACCAATTTGAAGCCATCTCTCCGCCTTTTACCAGATACTCTTCACTCTTAACAAGATATTTTATGTTTTCCAATTCGGGTTGCATATTGAGATACCATTGTTGCGCGTTGATGGCTTCTTCAAAAATAGCCAATATGTCGGTGCGGGGAATTTTCTCCACTCCTTTTTGTCTCTCATAAGTAAATCCCTTGTAGGTTTGGGTTGTCCTAAATCTGCCCTGTTCTATTGTCTGTGAAGGAATAAGATTAAATTCTTTTTCGTATTTGATTGGTAAAATATACTCTTTAAGTTTGTGGAATGGTTGATTTTCTATTTCTTCAAAAACTGCCGCGATATCATCGGTAAATTGATTGGTATATTTCTTTAATATCTCTATCACCGCATTTTCCTGATTGGTGAGTTCAGGGACTTCTTTTAATCCACTCTTTTCCAATAATGTTTTTACTTGGTCAAAAGCCCCTTCCCTGTATCGAATGTTTATCATCATTCGCAGTTGCTGGTCTTCCGTCAACTCTTCAATTCCCAAATTTTGGATTTCTTCCAAAGCGGAATTTACGATTGTATTCGTATTTATTTTAGCCTCCGTTTCTTTTCGCCCCAATCCCTTAATCAGTTTCGCATTCTCGCCCCGATAACCCTTAAATCCATCAATCATGTCAGCAACTCTCGGCGTATGAAGTGTGTCCATGTATACTTTTTTAGTCCCTACTTTGTAGGTATCCAGTTTGGTTTGTAATCCCGAAACTTTGGGGTCTATGTTTTGAGTTGAAGCGAGCAATTTATCAAGCGCGACCCTCCTTTCCCGTTCGTGATATTTATATTTCAAATCTTGTTTTAGTTTCCCAAGATTTTGGAGTTGATTGAGAGTATCTTTCAATTCGGTTAATTCGGCGGTTGATAATTCACTGGCGGGTTTTTTAGTCAGTCGGTCTAATCTTTCTATGTATTTTGATTGGATATTCAACGGCACGCCTTCTCTTTGAATAAAATCTTTTAATCCTCTTAACTTTTTGAGTGTTTTTTCGGTAGGTTTTATTAAGTCAATTCCCGCAATAGTTTCTGAAACTTGTTTTTGGTAATCACCCGCCAAATTTCCTTTTTGAACGGATATCTCTTTTATCTCGCCTTCTAATTCTTTGCGAGTTAATGTTTCTTTCATTCGTTCAACACGACTAAAAATACTCGCCGCATTTTTACGAGTTAAATTATCCCGCACAAGCGATTGAGTCAGTTTCCCTTTTGCCTCTTGAGGTAAATTTTCATCAATGTATTTAATCAAATCACTCTTAATCTGCCGAACATTTTCTCGGCTATCTTTGAATTTTGCTATAAGTTCTTGACGAGTTAATCGTCTTGCTTCTATCGCTCCGAATTTCGCCCCCCTTGCTTCATTTCGTATTCTCGCCCGCAATAAAACATCTTCGCGCCGAGTAATCATTTCCGGCCTTTCTCTTAATCCAAGTTTTTCCAATGAAGGCGGTCTCTTTGTCGGGGGGATTTCTTTTCCCTTGACAACTTCAGGCGTTATGGAATATAATTCTTCTAATGGCAACGGACGAACAAATTGTTGGCGTATTGGGAGCGATATTCGTTCTGGTAATACTTTTTCTCTGGGACCGGGTACGATAATTTCCGGCTTAACTTCCTGTAATTTTGTTAATTTCTTTTCTAGAGAAAGTTTTTGTTTCGTCATTTTTTCAATGAAGAAATTGTCCCTCGTGAAATTCATTCTAGCAATCTGCTTTTCTACACTGGCAATGTTTTCTTTTAATTGGTCAGTTTCAGAAAGTGCTGAAAATTCTGCACGGTCTTTTACTTTAGCTAATTGGTTTATTTTAGATTCAAGTTGTCTCTCAAATTTATTAAATTGCTCGGTTTTCTTTTCAAAAGCACGGTTAGCCTTTGAAGTTTTTGAAACATTGTAATTGGCAGGGCCAACAACAGAAGGAGAAGGGGCTTTAATCATTCGCTCTCCCTCTGCTCGTAAGTATTGTTCTGCCCTTTTTGAGTGTTCATCTAGCAAAACTCGCAACTCGTCAGGAACATCCTTGCCAAAAATAGTTTCAACTTTTTTTCTTATAGGACTAACAATGTTCTCATATTCCTTGTTAAAATCTTTTGGATAGTGAGTAAAGCTATTGAATCCGCTTTGTTCTTGAATAGAAAATGGCCTCTTAATTTCTTGGACGAGAGGTTGGGGTTCTTTGGAGATGGAGGAGAGAAAAACATCTTTATGTTCTCGAAATGTAATGCCCTCTTTTCGTCTTGCTTCGGTTTCCTTATATTCTTTCGCTATCTGTTCATTGTAATCAGGACTTTTTAATCTTTCTGCTTCTGCTTTTCTAAACTCTAACTGCTGAATTGCCTCTTTTTCGTAACCAGACTTTACCCTACTAAAATCAAGCCCATACTTCCTTGCTTCTTGAGCGAAGGGTTGGAGTTCTTTGGAAATTTCTGGCACTCCACCCACACGCTCTACGGGTTCGGTGGAAAGACCGGCAGGACGCATATTGGGATTCACCGCACGATACCCCGGGAGCATACCTTCTGCTGGAGCAATCGGTGGCACGTTCTTTGGCAATCGTGTGCCGGTAAGATTCTCTATTGGGTTTGAAAGCACCTCACCCGCCCGTTGCATGGCGGTTTGAAACTTGATGACTGACGGATTGGTAGGAGCGCTTACATTTATATCGGGATATGTTTTCAAGATATACGCGCCAGTCCTATCCCAGTACTGAACCACTTGGTTTGCAAACGCATCACCACCCTCGGCATACGCGGCCTTCACCGTGCGATTGAAAGCGTCTTTCAGTTTTGTTGTATTTCCGCTACGAAACGCACTTTGTAAGTCCTGCCGCGTCAATCCATTCCGCACAAGGAACTGGTCAAGAATCGGGTCATACTGTGAATACTTGAGAAGCGCAGCAGGAATCGCGTGCGCCGCGAAATCTCCAGCAAATGCAATATCAGCAATCGTCGGAAGCACCTCATGCACAAACGCTTTAGAGAAATTCTTTAACAATTCTGTTCGATTTACTGGAAGATTCTCCGCATTTGCCTTATTGAACGCATCGCCGAACCTTTTTTGTGCGGACTCAACCTTATACGGATCGCCACCCGGTGCATACCCGAGCCGCTCCTTTTTGACAGCTACAGTAACTCCGGTAAGCGGTTTCTGCTGTACCTGATTCAATAAATCTTTTATTCCCGCAGACGCCTCAACAACTGCCCTCGTTAGAAATTCAGGTGTTCGGAATGCAAATTCTGTCGCAACATTCAACGGGTAGATATTCGATACACCCAATTGAACCGTCTGTTTCGCGGTACCATACGGAATCCTCGTCGGTTGGGAGGGACCGAAAGGAATAATCGCGGGAGTAGAGTTTGCAATAGCTAACCCGGTATAGAAATTCTGGGGTGTCTGGGGTGGTGTTTTTGCTTCTACTCTTGTCTGCACTGTTTTTGCGGTCACCGCCGCTTGCGCCGCCCTCTTGTTCTGCGCGGGAAGTTCAGTGAGTGCCTTAAATTGCCCGCCAATAGTATTAGCAAGCGAGGGAATTGATTTGAGAAATGCTCCGATGTCGAATGCCATGTCATATTAGAACCACTTAGAACCACGATGCGGGGTTGTACCACGGAAGATTGTTTTTCGCTTGTGTGTACGCAAGCTTGTCCCGAATGATACGTGAAATTGCACTCAATTGCTCGGTGCTTAGTTTCACATCTTTACCATCCGGTCCCACTACCGTACCCGTCGCCTGAATAGACTGCTCTGCCTGCACTCCGTACTTCTGAATGATAGCATCTGCCACCTCCTGCATATCACTATCCATCATGTATACCTGCGTCTTCTCTCCTGCGGCAGTTTTTCCTCGACTCGCGAGAAGTGCATCAATCTCCGTCACACCGAGCTCTGTTTCACGGAGCAATTTATTTCTCAATTCCATATAATTCATATTTGGGTTTGCTGTAATGATAGAGTCGGCAATGGAATAACTATTTGAACTATCTTTCGTACCGGGAATCTTGTACCAGTTCTTTACCACCCCCCTTGAATCAATCGTCTGCGTCGGCGTAACCCCGGCAATTGGCAGTGCGGAGTACCCTTCCTTTGCTTTCGCATTCGACATATCCCAAATCTCCTTCGAGTGTCCCCAATCCGCAAGTTTCTTTGCGCGTTGTTCCACAGAATCATTCAAGGTGATACCTGCTTGTGCGTATATAAGTGCCGTCTCAGGATCGATCATGGCGTTCTTTAGATTCTCGGCATTATCCTGCGCACGCTTCAAATCATCACCAAGAATGTTTATCTGCGCGTCAATGTACTTTCGCTGTTCAGAAGTCAATGCTATAAGTTTTCTTCCTTCATCGTCTTTCTGACTCTCATAAAAATTATAAAGCGTCTTGAAATAATCAATCTGGTCTTGACGGTCTGCGGTAATTGCCTGAACAGTGCGGTCAATCATGTTATACGCTTGCGCTATCTGCCCATTCCGAGCTGACATCACCGCCTGAATGACACCCGCACGCGCCGCCACATCATCCATCGTTTTCTGAATCCTCGGATTTCGAATCGAACCTAATCCAGTTACACCCTTCTGTTGCGCGATGAGTTCATTCCCCTGCGTAAGTAAAGAGTCCAACTCATTTACGAGTTTCTGATTGTCCTCGAAGTTCTTATTTACATAAAGGGATTGACGTTGCGCGTCTTCGAGTGTCTGACGAAACGGCTGAGTCAATTTTTCTACGTTTGTAAGTACGCCCTCCTGCTGTAGCTGGGTAAAGTTATCTATCTTCGCCTGACTGTCCGCCATCTGTTTCTGAAAATCTGCCTTCTGTTGCGCGATGGCGTTCTCGTAGGAGGCACGCTGGTTTGCAAGCGTCTGTGTAAGCGAATCAAAATACTCCGATGATATATTCCCCGCCGTCGGTGTAGGGGTAGTCGGGGTGCTCACGCCGGACACGGGAGGATTTACGGGGTTTCCGAGAGCAGACGCGGTAAGTGATTGGATACTTGCTAGGTATGCCGCCGTGTCCCCACGAAGCAAGGCAATACGGTCATTATATTGCGCGGGTGTCTCACCCTGCCGAACCTGATAATCCGCTTGCGAAATAGGTTTGGCTTGTCCGGGCGTCGGTTTATTCGTGGTCGTGAGTGTCTGATTGCCGTACTCCTTACCGCCAGTCGCTTGATAGGTCGCAAGGGGGACGGTTGTAGAGCCACCGCCGATGGGATTATTTCCCACGGATACGGTATTCATATCCACGCCCTGCGCTCGAAGGCGATCCAGCTCCTCTTGGATTCTCGACGCACTCGCTCCGACAATGATTGTGTTAGTTCCAGCCATGTGAGTAAATTATACTACAATTTTCAGTACTTTTCTAGTCTCGACCTCTGTTTGTACATCCTTCCCAGATTTCAAAGTGTCATTATGAAACTTCAAAAACTCTCCGCTGGTTCCCAATCCTTTTGCCAACCATCGAAGTTCAAGGTCTTTGAACTCTCCCTTTTGAACTCTATGTGTGTCGCAACGAACGTCAATTACGCTCAATTCCTTGATTGCATTTTCTATCTCCCCAGTAACCAACCCACAAAATATACATTTTAATTCTTGTTTCATAGTTAAAATCTAAATTGCTGAATTGTAGAATATCCAGCTCCACCATCTCCACCCGTTTTTACCCCATCAATAGTAGTAGATGTCCCATCCGCACCGGCATTTATTGGATTTCCACCACCTCCACCACCATACGAAACACCGGATGTATTCCATTCCGCTAATCCTCCAGTTCCGCCAGACGTTACAACTGTACCAGTATTTGCAGTCAATGAATAATAGTTTACTTGCAACTGCCCTCCCGCTCCTCCTCCTCCGCCCCCGCCACATTTCGGCTGATCCGTACCTGCATTGCCGCCATTTATACCGGCAACTGAAATACCACTTGCGGTAGTAAAATTCCACGCACCGCCACATTCTATGATAAGTGAAGCGCCACCAGCATCGCCACTTCCGGCCGTGTAATTGTTTCCATTTCCATTGATATTGGAGATACTCCCACCTCCACCTCCAGCACCTATAAATATCTGATTGTATTTTTGGACAAGATACGAATTAAAAATGTCCATCGAAAATACAGCCGTTGTCGCTCCACCAGTACCAACTGCGCTAGTAGTTGAACCAGTCCCCTTATTTGATTTTATCAATGCTCCAAGTGCATCGGTGCCATTAGCACCATTCCCCGTTCCTGTTCCTGATGCCGCGCCACCACCCGCAGCGCCCATGCCGGACGCATCAATCATCGGCGCAGTCGAAGAGGTCAGTGTTACATTCCCCTGTGAACGAATGAAAATTATTGTCCCACTCGCATGAGCATTAGAAAACGCCAATTTTCCGGTTCCTGTAATTGAAATTGAAGAATAGTTTTTAACAAATACCCTCGCACCTCCTAAATCAAGCGTTGTAGTTCCACTGGAAATACTCAATGCGCCATCGGAACCATCGCCACCAAGCGCACTACTGGCAATATATCCGTTAATAACAAGATCGGAACCATCCCACGCAAGATACTTCGCCGCAGGGTTCCCAATAGATAATTTTGGTGTCCCCCCTACATTCCCAATAAACCATCCCGTCCCCGTGTTGAATGTCGTTTGTCCGCTTCGGATGTTCCCTGCGGTGTCAATCACGATTGTACCCGCGTAGGTGATGGAGGTTGAAAGCTCGTTTGCGGTAATCGTATTAGCGGCAATATCCCCCGCTACAATGGTATTAGCCGCTATTTCTGTAGTAGTGATTGTTCCCGCAACAATTTTCGCAGCAGTGATAGTATTGGCAGCTATTTCAGCCGCCGTAACCGCCAAAGCCGCGATTTTATTTGTTGTAATAGCTCCAGCAGCTATTTCTGAAGCAGTAATAGTAAGTGCGGCAATATTTCCAGCTGTAATGGTATTAGCGGCTATATCAGCGGAAACAATGGTGCCAGCAGTAATTTTTCCCGCAATCACCGCTCCCACCGCCAACTCCGTAGAGCCAACAGCTCCAGTTGCTATTTCCGCGGCAGTAACGGCATCGGCGGCAATTTTCGCAGTAGTAATCGCTGAAGCCGCTACTTTTGCCGTGCTCACTGCTAAATCCGCCAATTCTGTCGCCGTGATTGACCCGGCTACGATGTTTGCGGCATCTATATTTAATCCGCCCTGTCCGCTTAAAACTTGATAGGTCGCTTCACCGGTTCCATTTTGAGCAACCGCAATCATCACCTTTCCCACGCCAACTGCCGTCGTCCCTGTAGTGGTCGTCTGGTACGCAGTCGTAGAAACTGCTATATCGAGGTAGACGTAGGTCTTTGCCGCCATGTTCCCCGTATTCCCACCAGAAATAGAGTACGCAGTCCCATCAGCAGAGGTGAAAGTCCCAGCACCCCACGCTACCGTATCAGCGTCAGTAACCGAAAACGCACACGTCTGCGACCATCCCCTATCCGCAATGTTTAATGCGGCAACAGGCACACTTCCCGTAAGGGCAGCAGCAGACACCGTAAGTGTTACTCCATCCCACAAAATGTTATTGCCTGCGGGGTCGCCCACACGAAACTGGTAGTAACTTCCGCTTTTCCCTAAAAACACCCCCAGTCCCACGGTAGGAGACGTGGCGGCGCCTATCCGCAACTGCTCATGCGTTGCATCCAAAATTACATTCCCGCTCGAAAGCTGACCCGACGAAGCCCCCCACCCGCCGATTATCTGTCCGGGGGTATCCTGTACGGTCTGCGGAATCACCACCTCAAACTCGGAAGTGGGGATATTGAGGTTAGGAGTGATATCTACCATTTTAACGCTCAACGTAGTGTCCGACTATTTGTATTTTCTTTATCCCGCAATCGTTTGTCGCCGATCCACTAGAAAAATCTAGAGCAATTCTAAAATCCTCAAACGCAAGGAGTCCGAGATTATTGAAAACGTGCCGACGCTTCCCCGTAGTGGCGATAGTTTGTGGAGTAGAGGTGGAAGTAAACTGATTCGTCTCGATAGTTAGTGTGCAAGACGCGCCGGAACCCAATGACTTGGTGGTTACAATCACATCATCAATGAGTCCGAGCATCCGCCCCTGCATTACCGAGATGACGAGCGACTTCCATGAACTTGCCGTGCCATATCCTGAAAACTTTGCAAGCTTGAAGTTTGAACCTCCGTCCGTAGAGGCAATCATGGGAGTCCCAAATGGCGCCGCGAGCGCCCCGCAGGTTGCGTATCCACCGTCCGCGAGCTGGCTGATTTGCACCGGAAGCTGGTCTATCACCGCTCCGCAACTCCACACGGACCCGGAGGAAAGGAATAGTATCGTGTTCTGAAACAGGGTCTTCTGCGCGAAGTTCGGAAGCGAACCAGTGAAGTGCCGAAGGGTCTTTAACTGCCGACCGCTCAAATACCCTATCTTGTACCCGCCCGTTGAAGAAAGGTCTTGATATGCAACGTAGACAACGCCATTCAACGGGTAGAGAAACCCGATACGCTGAACACCTACTGCCGTCTCGTCGGAGAGGATTGCGGATGTTACCCCGCCGTCGTAGAGGTAAATTTGCCCCCGTGTCCGATTCGTCCCCGTTACACCGGAGTTCACCGCGATATACCACTGGTTCGCGTGAAACACTACATCATCAACTGAAGTGCCGATACCAAAATCAAGTTTCGTCAGATTGATGGTTGTCGAGGCATCAAGATACGTCCCCATGTATCTCCCATTCCCAAAGCACATGATATCTTCCTTAACTGCAACGGGGTGGTTGGCGAACTGAAGTGCCCCAGCCCCACTTGGCACCGTAGAACCCCAATCATCATCGAATGAAGACGCGAGGTCATACTTCCCGATGTCCCCACCGGAACCAACAGTCTTATTGAAAAAGTAGTAAAGGTTTCCCCGCAAACTCACCACACTCTCACCATCGAGACAGAGAGTGATGGCGTGCGGCCACGTCGCGTCGCTCGCAACCGCCGTGGAACTTATCTTGAATAATTTGGTTGCCCCTATTCCATAGGTAACATCCGAAGCAACCGCAACATCGAGAATATGATTGATGAGTTCCGTAACCGCGCCCGCTTGCGTTCCGGCAGTCAGGTTAGCAAGTCCCGGACCCTGCGTAAGAACGCCGGGGACGCTAACAACATCCACATTCGTTCCAACCGTGTACTGTCCACTCTCACCCATTTCAGAGAGTGAATCAAGATGCACGAGTGGAGCTTGTCCGAGGTAAAACTTGGAGAGTGTTACTGAAAATGTATTGTTTTTAGAAACCATCGGGGTGTGTAGAGAAATTACCATCGTTCCCCAACGCACCCTCGCCGTAATCGTCGCGTCGGAGTTTCATGGAAGGTTTCTCCTCGCCGCTTCGCGCAGAATAAAACTCGCACAATTCTTTTTCCATGCCTGTGCCTGGATCGCCACCTTCCGGCGGTCGCCCGATCACAACATTGATATTTGCTAACCTTCCCCCTATATCGTTCGCCTCACAATATACCCTTGAGGTGTGAAGTGAGATGAGCCGATGAAACTGCGCCGCAAATCCCGGCGTTGCAATCGTGTCCGTGTACGTAAAATAGCGCGGAGCGCGAGAGAACTGGTACTCTATGCCATTCGTGGACGAATAATTCGGCGCGACATTGAAGTATATGTAATTCCCAATAAGATAATATCGCGTCGGCGTTCCATCCGAGCCGGTGAGCTGTGCGTCAGTCAATTCTCCCCGATCTACCCGTTCAAGCGACACCCAATTCCCGCCGGAGTCCTTGATACGAACCTTGTCTAATCGAAGGTAGGTAACCGGCACCGCATAGCTTGCCGTACCGGACACTAGATTCGCGTAGTCAATGGGAACACCCGTATTATTTGAGTCGTCCCACCGCCACCGTTTATCAAACCGCATAATAAGCGCGGTAACCCTATCAAGCGCAAAGTTCGCGTTACGGGTAATGTCTTTTACCGGATACGAAGTAGCGTCCGTTCCACAGAGGAAGTGAGTGTCCGAAACAAGATCGTTTGAGTTTGCTTCTCCGTTATATTGCATGATTTTATTTCACTCCAACAGGTTGCATGGCGGGTTGATTTGGTTGCACCTGGACTGGAGGTGTCTTCGGAAGTCCGGCAATATCTATGCCCTTGCGTCGCATTGCTATCTCAATGAGCGCGGAACGCCGTACAGGATCAACCTCTAGAGATATAAACTCTCCCAATGACTTCAAGTCCGCCTCCATCGAGCTATTTTCTCCCGTAATGACCACCGACGCGCGCGGTCTGAACCCTTCAAATGATTTCTGCAACCCCTGCATAAGTAGATTCGGACGCTTTTTTAATTCATCGAGTTTCTGTAATTTTAGCGTATCCGCAATCTCTTTCGTGTGCGGGCCTATCTCAATCAAATTTCGGAGGTACCAATCGTCCACTATCATGTTTTGCAACCGCTCCATCATCGTGGAGTCCCCGGTAAGCGCGAGAACGTCCTGCGCTTTTATATCTAAAATGAGTTCGGAAATTATCCACCGCTCAAATATCTTTGTGAGCGGAATGGCTAACTTTTCACGGATAAAGTCGTATAGTTTCCCCGCGTTTAAGTCCAAGAGTCGCGTCGTTCCAAGTGGAGTGCCGGATGGAGGATTGATGCCTTGTACAACCTCTTGTGAGTTTGCGACGTCATTTGCGAGTTGAATGAGCCGGTTCCACTCGGCGATAAGTTGATCTAACCCCTCCATCCGCACCGGAACCTGCGCGATACTCTGCGCTTTCAGGACGTCCCCGTTAGCCATATCGGAAAGAACATTTTGAATGAGAATCTTATCATTCGAGAAGAAGAACGTCTTGGAAGCCCACTCCAGCCCCTGCGCTATCTGATTCCCTATCTGGTTCGAGCGAACCTGGATGTCAAAAAGCAATTCATAGAGTCCCTCTCGGAACCACCGCCCCTTGTACCGCCCCCGGTGATACTCCTCGTAGGGCATCTTCGTAATTTCGTCCGAAAAAAGGATGTATTCAATCTTCGGCGAAGTTGTCTGCTCGGAATTACTTGCGGCAACGATGACTCGCGCCAGCGTGAATTTCTTGTCATCACCCTTACTCACCGATTCTCCCTTTGCCTCCTTCAAATCACGCACGCACACCTCGCCATTCCGTTCGTAGATGTCATAGTACGGAACCGTGGTATCTTTTCCTTGCGTCTCTTGGGTTGCGGAGCGACGGTCACTTTTGCAATTATCTATAACCTCTTGAATGTTCTTATACGTTCCCTCATACGCCAAAAGTTCGGTCTGGGAAAGTTGATGCCGCTCAATCACCGGAGTCTCCTCAAGGCATTTCGCTGTCTGATTGATAATATAGATATTCCGTATATCCACACGCTCATACCCTCCCTTCACCCTTTTCCACACAATGTTCCCCCATCCGGCGCCCTCCTCAATGGCAGAGTTTATTTCCTCGGATTGCCCGGTGTTTCGCATCCATTCCCGAAGTTTCAAGTTTGTAATGAGACAGAGAAGGTCGTACTTCGCACCGGAGTTCGGCGGGGGTTCTACCGTCACGTCCTTTGAATCAAAATCAACGTTCTTTATCTCGGAGTGTATCCGAGGCGTAATAATATCGTACCAATACTTATAGTTTCCCTGCGAGTCGAATTTCCCCGTGGGGTATAGGCGATTCTCGAACATCGAGATTCGCTTCACAAGTTTCGCCTGCGAAAAATCATACCCTTCCGAGATTTGTGTGGTCTCGGTCAAATATCCGCGAATTTCATCCTCCACCTGCCGTAGCAATCCTCCGCGAATATCGGGCATGGATTAATAACGAAGGACACTAAAAGTCGTCGTTGCGCTTGAGAGACAATTCATCGTCTTTCCGAGAAGGTTAGCGTCGGTGATGTCAGTTGCAAGATAGTCAGAGGAACTGCCGAACACCCGAAGCCCCTCACCGCTTAATGCCGCCGTGCCGAACGAGCACCACGCCGCCGTTGCTCCGGTATTCAGAATATGAAGCCGTTGCAAATTTGCGCCAGCCGCAATCACCGCAGTCGAAGCCAACCCAATCGTAGAACTGGTACTCGTTACGGTAGATGTTAAGAACCCACCCACATTCGGAGCGGATTTGCTCGTCAGAAGGAACACTCCACCGCCCACCAACACACCAACTAAGATAAATGCTATTGCGCTGTAAAATGATTTCATTGTTGTTTGTTTTATATACCACCTGCCTAACACCCGTCCATCCCACGCCCCATAAAGGGCGTGAGGAGACAGGCGTTAGTTGATAACGCACACCTTCGCGGTCGTGGTAGCAAGGTTAACCGCAGCGCCGTCAATGCCATAGAGATACAGCGTCGTTGAGGCGGTTGCAGACCCGCTTCCCGCAGATACATTCGCGAAAAGCGCCCACAAACCCGATGAGGTTGTCGTCGCAAGCGAGGGAACCAGTATATCTCCCGCAGACACACTCGGTGTAAGGAAAGAAACCGAAACCGCCGCCGTCGAGGAACTAACTGAACCGGGGTCAAACGTCGTAGACGAATAGCACTTGTAAAGATTTACCGCCGTGCCACCCGAACCTACCGTCAACGTGCTTGTAAGCGCAACCGCACCGCTCTGCGTAAACGCCCCCGTGTTCGTCACTCCACCGGATGTAGTGAGCAAACCCGCATTCGAGACGATCAACTGCCCCGAAGTCCCCGCATGAAGACCCTGAAGGAAGTTTTCGTCTTGGTAGTGAGTCGGTCCGATACCTGCTCCACTGAGGAGGTTGCCCGCCCCGGAGAGCATGAGTACGAAGAACACCACAACCGCTACCGCGAGACTAATGAGGATGTTTTTCATGTTGTTGATATACACACGAGAACACCCAGACTAGGACCAGTCTGCCGTTCCGGCGTTGATTTTTGCGTAGACCATCTCGCGTGCGCCGTCCGCAAAGGTCTTTACCCCGTACCCGAGGAGCGACTTCACGATGTCCGAGAACTGATCAGGGTCGCGCACAACCTCAATCTTTGGAGGAATCTGAACAATCTGGTCAACGCATCCGCGAACCGCAAAGAGGGACTTCTGAAGCTGTGCGCTCCATACGTCCGCAGCGGCAGAAAGCGTCTCCGAAACCACAATGTCTCCGTACCCAGAAAGCGCGATGGTCGTAGTCCCATCTACCGCCGAGATGCGCCGCTTATCACGGAGCAAAAAGGCGTTTTCCGATGAGACCGCTACATACCCAGTCGTTGCCGTGTTCGCAATGTCCGTCGCAGGCGCATTCAACGCCGCCACGAAGTTTGCGACGCATGTTGCCGCCGTAGAACAGAACGAAAGCTGTGCCGCCGTCACTGCCGAAGCAGTAAAGGTAAACGCAACTCCTGCAATCGTAACCGTATCACCAGTTGTCGGTTTCGTCGCCATCGTAAGCGTCGCCGAGTACGGGAGGTTGTTCGAGTAGAGAATGTCCCACCCGAACAGGTTCGTGACCACGCCACGCGTGTTCACACCATCACCAAAGACCGTATTCCGACTTGCTTGCTGGAGTTTCAGAAGACCAAGGAAGTGCCCGCCGACAACCGCCGTGCGACCTGCCTTTGGCGCATCCGTCGCGTCAAGTTTCGTGTCTGCGGCGATGAATACCTGTGGAATGTTCGAGGTGTTCAGGGATATATTGCTCCCCGAAGTACCGCCGATGTTCATTTTGTTATCGTAGACTTTTACTGCCTACTTCTAACGGTCTCCCGTTAGTTCAGACTATATCTTTATCCTTTCGGATTGTTCGGCATGTAGTCGTTGAGGATTTCTTTGAAGACCTTAGAAAATTGTTCTTCTTTTCCGTAGGTCAATCTATGACAATTTATACAAAGAGTTATTCCATTTCCTTCTTTCAAACAAAGTTTCGGAGATTTTTCTATTGTTTCTACATGATGAGCTTGTATATCACTAGTCTTATCTCCGTGTGCTTTGCTTTTCCTACTTCTATGTCCACATAACTTACAAGTAAATCTATCTCTTTGAAAAACCCTTAATCTCCATTCTCGATATAGGTTAGAACCTTTTAATTTTTCTCGATTCTTACTTATACCACCTTTCCATTTCCATTGTTTTTCTCCAGTAAGATTGAATTTTGCCTTGCAACTATGTGAACAAAATTTTGCTCTTTCTATTTGGCACTTATCTCGTAACATTTCCTTCCCGCAAACGATACATTTCTTTTTCCTTTTTCCTCCATTCCATAAAGGATTGTTTTCTCCAGACATCTCGGGACGTTTTAGTCCTTTATTGTAAGGTATTTGTCCTTTTTTGAATTGACCTGTATTTATTCCGTTTGCTGGTATTCCTTTTGGCATTAAAGAAATCTTACCAGATGTGCCACCTATTGTCAAAAACTTTCAAAGAACTTTCCTGCTGATTGACTCTATCTCTTAGATTTTCAGGGGATTTAATCCACCTACCAAGAGCTTAACGAGTTGTTCCAGCATATAGCCAAATTTTTTGACGGCAATATCGGTAGGTTCACCGTCATCCATGCTCCACACCGCATTCGAGACTTGACCCAATACCGCCTGCTCGATACGGTTATTGTGGTCAGCCATCATCTTCTTCGTGATATTTCGCGCGAGGTCAATAATGGACTGCCGCTTCTCCGTGTCGTCCACCGTCACCTTGGAAGCGATATAGGTGCCGATAGAGAGCGATTCCGATGAAGACGAAATCGCCACGTTCGTAATGTCAGAACCCGGCGTGTACGTCGAAGACGCAGGATATGACAGAATCTGCCTATAAACCAAGCTACCTTCGCCCGCTACAAGATTTCGGAGCGTGGTATTCGCAATCGCCATCGCCTTGTTTTCGACGAAGAGCGACCGTTGCGCCTCACGCGCCCAAATGTAGGGGGCTACACTAGTTAAAGAATTTGCCAAGTTTTTATTGGCGTATCAGGTCACAGTTGAGAATCAGAGTCACGGTATCCGGGCTGTGTTTTGAGCCATCCCAAATACTCGTCCCACTTCTTCCTCCCATCGTCGGATGCCATGTCCACTTCCGGTGGCTCCGACGTTGAGAATGCAACCTTACCGCCTGTTGATTTGTGTGTTCGACTAATTGCGGCTTCGTCTGCTTTCTGCGCCTTGTCATACTCCTGTTTTTTGAACTGGATATATGGGTCGAGCGCGGCTTTTTTGACGGAGATTCCTTGCACCTTTGCGAGCTTTTGAACCTCTGTTTTTAGGTCGTCTGGGTAATCCAGCGACTCCAAGTCCCTCTGCTCGAAACGCTTATTGAACTCTTCGTCTAGGTTTTCCGTCGGATTTGCCTTTGGCGTTTCCTTCGGAGGGGGCGTCGCACTTGCTTGGAGGGCGGTGCGATACTTTACCTTCTGGCCGATTGCCTGCGAGAGAACCTTTCGGTGCTCAAGCTTTTCAGCGACCAATTTATCAATTCGTTCCGAGTCATCCACCTCGTCGAAGCCATACTCGGCAATGACACTTTCACGAACCTCCTCTACTTTCGCCTCCTGTTGTGCCTCAAGGTCTGCAGTTTGCTCCTCGGGGCTTATCACTATTTTTTCATCCATTTGGATTGTTTTTTGTTTGTGGGGCATTGCCCCTGCGTTTTTACTAACAAAACAGTGCTCTTGTGAGAGCACCTTCCATACTTCCTAGGGACATTTCACCGCAACCCTAGGAAGCATCGAGGATGCCCCCATGCGGTGAAATGTTTGTTTGAAGTTGTAAAGCTACATTCCGTGAACACTACCGCCGATCTTCATAGCGTATCCTTTCGCAATCTCTCCATACCGCTCGCCATGCGCCGCGAATGAATACCTGCGAACCTCAACTCCTTTCCTATCATATACTACCGCAAATCCCCCTGCTTTCGGCGCGGCGACAATAACCGCGTCATCGGGAACCTCCACAGCTACTGCCTTTTTTGGTCTACCCATTGGTTTATGTGTTTGCGACCTTTTCACGCGACATACTCATCTTTCGACACTATAATTTTACCACGTTCATTCACCAAAAGCAACGGCTCCAAAATACCCTTGAGGGTCTTGATGGCGAGCTTCCTCCCCGCAACCTCAACCGCAACACCGAACGGTCCCTTATCCATTACATCAATCCCGTCCACAGTGTCCAGTTTCAAGCATTCAGACGCAATAAAGCTCACTAGTTGCTTCCCGTACTCGGAGTCCATAAGCTTCACCGCCATCTCCTGTGTCATGGCTTGAGAATTTTCCCCGTAGAGAGGTTCACAGAAATAGGTTGCCCCGACGGATACCCGCACCCCGCGAGCACCTGCCCCACTCGCTGATTCTTCATGTTCTCTAAAAGCGTTATAAGCGCCTCCTGTGCACTCACCCACGCCTGACCGTTCGGCATAAGCGCAGTGTTTGCCTTCACTGCAGTGAGTTTGAAACGTTCAATCGCCACAACCTTGTGTAATTCCCGAAGCTCCGAAAGCTCCATCTCGGTCATCTTGCGGGGTCCGTTTCTGAATAAAGATAGTATGTTCATTGTTTCAGTAATTCGTACTCCTTTGTCATCGCGTCTTTTTTCACCTGCCACTCCCTCTCCGCATACTCTTCAGTCAATTCCTGTACCTTTACCTGAAACTCTTTGTCCAACTCCTTCCAGCGAAACTCATACCTATCACGAACTTCCTGTATCGCCGCCCTCGTCTCTCGTGGGACAAGTTGTTTCTGTAAGGATTCTACTCTCGTTGCGAGCACCTGAAGCTCGATTATCTTATCTTTCAACATATCCGGTGTCTGATTTCTTTTCCTCCATCCGTTTTCGCTTCTTCTCCGCTTGTCTCGCTTTCGCTCGCGCCTCCTCGTCCGTGATTGAATAAAACATTCGCTCCCACTGTTTCCTATCTGCCTCTTTTCTCATCGTTTGAATATAGTATACACGATTCAGCGACCTTTTACAATCCCACGTCTTTACGACGCTCATCCGCACGACGCTGGTTTTCAATCTGAATCTCCACCTCACTTTTACGCTCCGGCGCCTTATCACGAATCATCATCACCACATACCGAAGAGCGTCTAACGCATGGTCATTCGCTTTTATCGGATTCTCCTTATTATTCTTCTCCACATCCTCTTCATCATTCGAGTACATCTCAAACTCGGAAATGAGATTTATACATCGAGCATTTACTTTCAATTTCCCGCCAATAAGTAACTCTCTAATCAGTTGAATACCATGCACAACACTGTCCCTACCCTTCACCACCTCGCGCACATTCACATTTTTCCTTCGCAACTCCTCGATTGCTGACGGATTCTCCGGGTCAGGGTACACCTCGGAGAACTTGGAGGCACTCACATACTCGGCAATCTGAATCTCCGTGCGTTCCCGCTTGTACCACTCGTCCTCAACATAAAATACCTCCCCATTCGTACGAACATCCAACACGGCGGCGGGATTCCGATACCCGAAGTCAACACCACCAACCTTCTCATACACGCCCTTCAACTCCGGCAATTCATAGTATACATGCTTCTCGCGCGAAAATTCTTTATAGACAAGTCCCTGCGTTTTTTGAAAGCTCGCGGCGTATTCTTGAGAAAATCGCTCCGGGGGAAGTGTGGCCTGCGCTTTGTCTATCTCATCTTTCGGAAGATGTGGATTATCATAGCTCGTGAAATGGAACGACTTGAACTCCGAGTCAATCAACTCAAGATTACAAAGGTCGTAAAAATGGTTAAATCCTTTCGGGGTTGAAGCAAACATCGCGGTTCCCCGCCGGTCAGTAAGTGTCGGGCGCAACACCTCATGCCAATTCACCCAGAAGTTCCGCATCTGCGCCACCTCATCTATCGCGAGAAAATCGAACGCTTGCCCACGCAGATTCTCAACACTCTCCCACCCGCGAAGCACTATCAAGCTCTCGTTGCCTTTTATCGTCCGTACCTTAATTTCAAGTCGAGCTTCGTTCGTGTCTATAACCGCACCGAGTAATTCTTTCTTCAGTATCTCCCACGCAATATCTCTCGCTTGCTGGTAGTTATTTGCTATGTACGCAATCCGCGACGGTCTTGATAGCGCGATACCTTTTATCTCCTCAACTATCAGGGATGTCTTTCCAAACCGCCGACCACACCGCAACACCCTAAAGCGATGTAAGTCCTTCGCTATTGTACCCTGTGCAGGAGTTAGAAACATCTACGCCAGTCCGTTCTTTTCAGCGACTTCCTTTGAAACCTCAACAATACTTACCTTTTCCGTTGAACCTCCCGTAAGTAACTGATGATTTTTTGTGAGAATGTCGGTAATGTACGCTAAATCCCTTCCTGATGACTTCTTTAATTTCGTCTCTGTGATGTGTGTAACTGCCTGTTTTCGCTTGTCGTCTAGCTTACCCACAAAATCCGATATTCCGTCTTGCACTACCGGACTTTTAAAGATTCTTGAGGGGTATCTCGACTGCGACTCAGAATATCCCGCCTCAAGCATCAACTCCCCCATCGTTTTTGTATTATTCGGCGTTCCAAGGTTCCGAATAATCAGCGCGATAAGTTTTTTCTGTCGCTGTGTTCCTTCCATAACTTTCATTATACTACACAAAACCTATGATTTCAACCCTTATACGCATACGCGGCGTCATCCTCGCTTAATTGAAATTCCTCGATTCGTATTTCCTCCGCTATTCTCTTAATAATTCTGCGAAACTTCCTCGAAAACACCCAGAGGAAAACGAATAGGTGTGCAATGGTGTTTGTACTTGCCACTACCCGGTCATTGGTGTTCGTATTCTCGGCAAATGCAAGCATATTCCGTATTTCCATTGCGGGATTATTCATCAGAAGGTGTTTACTCATGCTTCCAACGTAGTGTTGAAGTGGAAATCGGTAGCCGGTATCCCATTGAAACACGGAGCAAATGCAGTGTGTAAGCCATTCTGGGGTACCTACAATAGTTAAAATCCGAAACATCTCACGCATTGGGCGACAATAATACTGGGGTTTGAGGTAAAAATGGAAAAGTCCAACAGACGCAACCTCTTCCAATTCCTTGAACCATGAACGATAGAATAGTAGTAAAAATGGGTTTCTCCGTATCTGTCGCACATGAGCCATCACCATACGCTTCCAGCTCGCAACATCCTGCGTTGCCCGGGGAAACGGAAATCCGTCAAATGCTTTGAATCCTGGCTTGGGATAGAACTGTATACCCCCACCCTCCGGCAACTCGTATGATGCCAACTCGTTCATCCGCCACTCCCGTTTGTCCCAATCCCATGAAACTTGCTCACACAAAAATATCTTGGTCGGTGGAAACATCAACTCATATTCCGTGGATATTTTCATGCAATTGCGAGGAAAATACGCCAGAGAAGATAGAGTGCAACACCGCCGAATACGAGTTTGGCGACCTGCATCGCTATCTCCAATCTCGACATCTCTAGTATTATACTCGATTTTTCCCCTTCAAGCAAGTCCTCCATATAGCCCTTTTATTTCAAGCGTCATGTTTTTCTATCCTAGAAAACATCCTATGGAGCGCGACTCTTTCCTTTTTGCCCGCGAGGTACTGTTCCAGCTCGATGGTTCCGGCGCTGGGATACTTGCCGTACACCTCGTAATACTCCTCCTCCAGCTCGGATTTTCTCGGCCGCCTCGCTTTCACTAGGTTTTGAATGTACATATTACCCTTTGCCTTCGTAATACTCTATCGGCTCGACTTTCGGAGCGAAGATGTCCGGCCTTTGTTGGATAAACTCTCGAATCATATCCTCTCGCATGGCGTTTTCTTTTTCCTCTCGAATAATGTTCCACAACATGAAGACAATGTAGGCGAATCCGAGAAGCACAACAATAAAGTTAATCCATCGTTTTTTGGTCATGTTTAGAATCTATTAAATAACCTTTTGTGCCACGGCAACTTTCGCACCGTATCTACGATTCTTTCGCACTCAATAATTACCATTTTCCTAACATGACGACTGTATTCATTGGGTGTATCCCATAAATCTTTCCCGTGCAACTCATTTAATTCTGCATCCCAATCAAAACCGAGTCCGTGGTATAGGTTGTCTGTAATTTTCTTTCTCTTTAAGATAAATCTTCCTCTGTTTATAACCATATTATTTATTCCGTTTGGGGAGGGGGCGACATTTTTTATCGAGCCAATACCAAAAATCCCATGCCGCCTGACGACTTACCTTCCTGCCGTCGTCGGTAAACTCTGCGATATAATCGGCTCCGCATCACGCTCGCAACGAATAATCTCTCGCATTCTCTCCAATTCATATAACAAGTGAGTTCTAAAATCTAATTCCCATTCAATTTGTTCTTGGGAAACTGGCTTTCTGACTTTAGACAAAAATAAATCCATAATTTCTTTTACTCGCTCTGTAGTCATATTTAGTTCTCTTTTCTCCTGCCACCATGTCTTTTCCCTGGTTCTGGGACAATCTTTGTAATGCCCGATTTCACGAGCGGTCTCTGCGGGAAAGTTACAGGTGCATTTTGGTATATCTAATTTCCCGTCTTTATCTATATTCATTGGTTAGGTTTGAGCATCTCTGATTCTTACTTCCTTGTGATATTCACACTCTTTTATTTTGTGTGGCATTTTCATTCGTTCGCAGTATTCACACATCTTTGAGCTATGAATCGGACAATCATCAACCGTTCTCCAATCACAGCAGTTTATCTTTATTTCCTCTTTCATATCTTAATTTTTTATTACAATGACTATATTACCTTTCTCTAATAGAATTTCTTGTCCGCTATTCTTTCCTGTAAAAATACTGCCGTTACAATCAAAGGGTGCGTCATTTAAGTCATCGCCTTCGGCTTCCTTCTTATCTCCAATTATCAACTTTCCGACACACCTCATATCATCATAGGATTTTTCTCTTGCTTCATCGCTTTGCGTCGCTTCCCAAATAAAACCAATATAAACTCCTCTAATATCTTTTTGTTCAAATTCTTTTTTCATATCTTTATTGGGGGTTAATAAACTAAACCACAACAATCTTTATGCTTGTTAATGGCTTTGGCATATTTCCATTCCCACTTTTTAATAGTAAGAAACTTCCAAATAGGCAATTTCAAAATTTCAAACAAACCATCAGCAATACGTTTTTCCATTGCATAGTCAGTATGTGGTTTCCCAACACAATTTTCCAATTCCCACAAGCAATTTTTAATTTTATTCCAATCTATTTCTTTCTTCATAGTTTTGTTTCCTCGAAGCAACTATCAAGGTAACTCGTTCCATACTCGACGGGGTACGGATTTTCCTCTTCCCATAGTTTTATTCCAGCTCGAACTTGCTCTATTGTCGTTCCCGTCGCAATGACCACGCCGCCCCCTGTATCCACGTCAATATGCTTGGCGGTATAAACACCGTCTTTCCTGTATACGATGATTTTGTCGTTTGCGCTCATAGATTTGTTTGCTTACACGGCATCTTGGTACGGGGCAGAGTGAGAGGAGCGTTCGGGTTAGATTTTCCCCGTCGGTTGCTTCTCTTAAACCTTAAAGCTAGCCAGATTTAATACCCACAACCGACAATAGGGTAACCCCACTCCCCTCATTCCACCCCCTACCAAGGTTCATAAAGAGCTACTCCTTCTCCTCCTCGGCAATCTTCTCGTTCGCTGAATGTGTCCTTTCGGGGGACTCCTCCCTTGTTACCTCTATCGTAAGACCTTTGGCGAATTGGGCAGCAGAACAACAACATCGGCTCTTACTATGTACAACAGCTACCGTTCCATCATACTGGTCGTCGGTAATTGATAGGATTTTCACCCCTTCGTGCCAATGGCAGGTTACATATCTATCCACCTTCACGAAGTCGCCGACCTTTATGTCTCCGTCCGCTATTGCTTTTCTGATTGTTTTTCCTGTGATTGTTTTGGTCATAATATCGCTTGCTGTAATAATCTATTCTCTGCCTCATCTCTCGTTTCGACCTTCGAGGGAACATAGAGGGGATTCGGGAACATTCGGTAGTCGTATTCGTTCTTGAATCCATGTATGCACTTCCTCGTCTCGAACTCATACGGGCCGGTTACTAGTTCCTTTCTATTCCTGCGCCCCTCGATTTCAATCCTCCGTTTGTGCGGGGAGAAAATGAACCTCGCGCGAAACTCGTTTTGGCAATGGAACTGTCCGTCTCGGCACATCTCCACTATTTTACGACATTGGTCGCTCATAGCTAAAAACCACTTTCCCGGTCCGACATTTTCTTCGCGACTCTGATAAGTTCCTCCGCCGATTTTATCATCGCCCGTTTCTTCTTCAGCTCCCGGTACGCATCCGTCGCGTCAATCTGTATCCGCACCGCCGAGACATTGATATTTTCCTGCTCGCTCATCGCGTCAAGTTTCATCTGCGCCACTTCCTGCTCCAGCTTCGCAAGCTCGGCATTCGCCTCGGCGGTCAAAACAGTCATTTTGAACGCCTCATCAAGCCAGCGCTTCGGGTCGGGCATTCCTCCTTCCTGAATCTTCACTTTCAGCCCGTCTATGATGCTTTCGAGAGTTACTTGTTCCATGTTTGCATGATTTCCACATTCTCCGCATCCATCGTTTCGCGCTTTTCTTTTGTCACGCAAAACTTGCAAAACTGTTTCTTGATAAATCCAATCTCCTCGCCGCAGTGAACGCAGAGATACAATTTTTTATCGCTTTGGTAGCCCGCTTCCTGTTGCATATTTTTCTATCTCATCAAGCAATGTTTTCTCGACTTTTTCATATTCTCCCCGCCACCACTGGCGAGTTTTTCGGCTCATGTTTCGCAGAATTGCCATATTTTCATCTCCATAATAATCGGTGAGCCACAAAATCCCATTCACAGGATTGGAGTGCCAATCCATGTGGCAACGCGCGCAGAGAGCGGTTGCATTCAAGAAACACCACCGTACCTCCTTATTCGCTCGGCTATAAATATGGCTTGTCTGAAGTTGCACGCCCAGCTTCTTTCCACATCGCTCGCACTTTCCCCGCAACCGCACCGCCCTACTAAACAATTCATCGAGATACCGTATCCAGTGCGTTGGCTTCCATTTCGCTCTGTCTTTCGGGCGGCGCGTCATTCTTAATAGTCCTCCAGCGTAGGCGGTTCCTCCTCATGCAACCTTTCGTATATCGGTTGCTTCTCTGATTGATTCTCCTGTAGCTTCTCCCGAATATATGTGAGCTTCGGCAACCCCTCGAGCTGAAGAATAATATCCTCATCAACCTTCTCACGCTTCGGTGAAGGCATGGGCGTATACTCAACCTCCTTCTTTCCCGCGTCCTTTGCGTTTATGGTTACATCATAGGGCATCGGAAACTCCTCGAAGCCCCAATCATCCGACCCCATCATCTCGCCTATGCTCATGCTGATAATCGAGGGCATGAACCAGAGTTTGATTTTCCCGTCCTTTCGGTCAAGCACTCGCGTAAGCCACTTTACCGTCGGGCGGCCGTTGTAGCTCCCGTCGTGGCGAATCGGCTCTTGGAGGATGCGAACTCGGTTCGCGCCCTCGGACACCTTAAACGGCTTCTTTGCTTCTGCCTCTTGCTTTACCTTGTAGATTTCGTCTTTGAATGACATGGTTTTATTTTTTTTCACCCCTCACTTTGTCCACGACCTTTGGCGGAATAGTAAGTTTTAATTCGGTCGGGTAGTCCCTCTGCTTCGGCTTTGCGTCGGGATTCTCCTTCTTCCAGATTTCATACGCGACGGACATAAAGGTCGTAAAGTTCGTGGCGATTTCCTCCTTGGAGAACTCGGTCAGCTTCCACCCCACCTTGTTTCGCTTGTAGCCGATTTGGAGAATCCATGCGAGGTCGGCATTCGAGGGGACCGCGTAAGAGGAGATTTGAAGCTCATGCTCCGTCCATACATTCTGCGAGGTCTTGAGGTCGAGGACGACAAGCTTTTTATCTACTTTGAGCAGGTAGTCGAGAGTTCCGGCATACGGCAATCCGTCAGGGAATATCACCTGCTCGATTGCGAGGATTTCCACCGTGTGCTCCTCTACAAATTGATTCCACCACGAAGCAAACGACATAATACATTCCCACTCCGCTACCATTAGCTCCTCCGGCTGTTCCGTCCGGGGATTCACAAACTTGTCATCCATCTTCACCTTCTCACCACTCATCAACTGCTCGCACGCTTTATGGACTTTTGAACCCTTCTCTCCGGCGGCAATCTTGATTGCTTCCGCTTCATCCCAGCCCTTCTCCGCGAGCCATTTGTAGAACTGGACGCCCTTCGGGTAACATCCAGCAATCCACGTCGAGGAGGGGCGATATTCGGATACTTCTGCAACCTCCCTAGAATACCAACGCTCATCCAGCGTCGTGCATTGCACGATTCCCGGCGACTTGGTTTTGATTATTTCTATACGCATATTATTGACCCTCATCCGTATCCTCGTCGCGCTCCTCGTCCCTTTCTACGAACGGCCGCACGCCGTAAATTGCCTCGTTAATGTTATTCATCTTCGCAATCACCGAGTTGAAGTTGAACTCTTTGTACAGCGATGGGTTCTGAAACCAATCCTTATCGAACGGCATATCGAATTGTGTTTTGTTCATGTTAGTTTAATACAAACCCCCAGAATACAAACCCCCAGAGAAACAGCACGCCGAGCAAACTCACAAAGAATACGACATACCACACGACGTTTTCTTTTTTTGGTTCTTGGATGTACATTTGTTTTTGATTCCTGATTCCGGGGGCGGGGTAAACCTGTACGGAACACCCAGCGCCCGAAATGTACACGTTTTGTTTTCGACCTTTACCTGATGATATTGTATCACATACGCACCACCAATCAAACCGCTCTCCTGTGGATAACCTTCTTTCTATGAAAGTCCCTCAAAATCGTGGTGTGGTGAACACCGAAAATACGCGCTATTTCCCTATATGATTTGCCCTCGGAGGCAAGCTGGCGCACCTTCTCGACCCTGTCCCATTTTACCTGTTTTGACATAAGATAAGTATACACCTATAGGCACCTATTTGCAACTTACTAATACTTCACAAAAGTTAGTTCCTTGCCAATGTTCAATCCATTTGTAAACCACGCCGTTGCAAACCAACTACCGCTACCTTTTCCTGAAGGTGTCTCAAAATTGATTCGTTTGTCGAATAAAATGATTTCCACGCCATACATCTGCATCAGTGCCTGCCGGGTCTTTCCTTCTAAAGTAGTAAGCGGAAGCAAAAACACAAACGGCTTCCCAAGAAAATATGCTCGCTCCAAAAATTTCTCTTTGAGGGAAAATGGCGGGTTAGTTACGATACAATCAAACCGCTCTGGTTTCCATGAAAGAAAATCTTGTCCAGTCAGTATATCGGTGCCGACAGCAAGAAATCCCTCACTATTCAAACCATCCACAAGATTTCCTTTCCCAGAAGCGCACTCCCAAATCAGCCAATCCTTTTTAAGAAATGGCAGAAGCGGATTCAATGCTTGGGGTGGGGTCTGAAAATCATTACTTGCGCCTTGTATAAGCGGTGGTTTCATATTCATATTCCACTAGATAAACGGCTGTGGCGCGGCGGCGATACGCTTCTCTGACATTTCACAGTATTGCTTATTTAGGTCTATGCCGATATAGTTTCGTCCGAGTTTTTTGCAAACGACTCCGGTGGTTCCCGCGCCAAAAAATGGGTCGAGAACAATTCCTCCTTTCGGGCATCCAGCGAGCACCATTGGCTCAATAAGTTTTTCTGGGAAGGTGGCGAAATGGGCGTCTTTGAAGGGGTGGGTTGTTACTGTCCAAACGCTTCTGCGATTCCTAAATGCGCCCGTTACCATATTTCTCTGTGGTTTTGTTGCATATAGAGGGTCATCTTTTACTCCGTCCATTTTGTTACCTTTTTTGTGGACATGTACAGAACCTTCACTAGTCGCTTTTTCCTTCCACATACTGCGGATTATTTTCTGTTTGCTATTATATCCGTATTCTCTTTCTCTTACTACACCGCTTGGTCTATTTTCATCGGTAACCGCCACCTCTTGCACGGCTTCGTTGTCAAAATAATACTTCGGCTGTTTGCTCATCAAGAAAATATACTCGTGGCTCTTGGTACACCTATCATTCACGCTCTCGGGCATCGGATTTGGCTTCGCCCATATAATATCCTGCCGGAGATACCAGCCATCGGCACGAAGAGCAAACGCAACCATCCACGGAATACCAACAAGGTCTTTTTGCTTTAGTCCGGGTGGTGGTTTCACCCACTCATTCCCAATCACCCCCGCCTCAATCGCTTTCTTGCTGAATGATTTATGATTTACCACTCGTCCAGTAATAGAACCCACGTTTGTTTCCTGTTTTGACCCACCTTTGCCTTGGTTCCACGTTCCATCGGCGTCCCTACCACGGCCAGAGCCAGCGTATGAATCCCCGAGGTTCAACCAGAGTGTCCCATCTTTTTTCAAAACTCGTTTTACTTCACGAAACACCTCAACCATTCGGCAAACATACTCCTCTGGTGTCTTTTCTAGGCCGAGTTGTCTCTCAACACCATAATCCCGAAGTCCCCAATAGGGGGGGAAGTAATACAACAATCTACACTCTCATCGGGAAACGCGCGAAGCACTTCTAGAGAATCACCGCAGTATATCTTGTTTGTTTCCATGTTCGCGGCGATTAGATTCACCCTAAAGCTATCCCTCCCTGCATCCTACCTAGGTAGCAGTCAAACCAGTATGTGCATCATAGAGAGGGAGAATGGAGACCACCCTGATGGGACATTCAACCTTTTGCCTCTTGCGAGGTGGTAAAAGTGATGTGCATTCCACGGGGGACAATAAGAAGTTGTTTTAATTCCCTCGTTATTAGCGAGACTTCTTATTGCACCCCTTGGACTTGACGTGGATGCTGGGATGGGAATGCAGAGCCACGAATATACACACCACTCTTTCCGGGCCGGTTTTTTCTTCGGTATAACCGTGCCAATAAAACCGCTTTCTATGATGTTGTAGAAACAGCACAACCGACCAGGAGTTAGTCCTGCCCGGCTGTGTTCGTTTCTCCAAATGCGTCTCCCAGTTCTTCATCAGTAATCGGCGCGAATTTCGTCGCCGCGACTTTTTCGCGCATCTTCATCCTATCTTCAACAGACGCGCCCTTTCCCTCAACGTCTAACGCTTCACGCTCCTTTGTAATCAAAGTAATACCACCAACAGCATCATTCCGCTTCAAAACAAATTCCCCTATCTCCTTACGAGGGAGTTCGCCAAGAATGGCGTTGAGAAACTGTTTGACGTATGGTGATTTTTTGTATCCTCCTTTGCTCATAAAAGAAATTTCCCCACCTTCGTAGTGGAGAATCTGGGGAAATTCCTGCGTCCGACCCACTACAAGTCCGGCGCGGAAGTTGTGCTGTTTCCTACCCCATAATACTATCATACTCGGTTATAGAAAGCAAGAGTCAAAATAACCACTCATTTCCTCACTTTTTCACCCCCGCCTTGACCTTCCATCCAGGGTGCAACCTCCGCGCACGTTCCCGTCCCCGTATCCTCATTCCATTCATCCTGCAATCCCAGCAGGTTGTTTTCCGGCTCGTGGCGTTTAGTTCGCCTAAGAAAATTCCGCAATGTTTGCAATTCGTTCGCGGTATAGCCACGGAAACATTGTAGCATTTTTCGGCGCCGGATTCTAGCGAGCAGACGATCCGTGAGCGCGAGAATTCGAGTGAGGCACCTCATCGGGAGGAGAGGAGCGGTAAAATCTTCCGGGCGGTATCAGGCGCCACGAGCCAATGGGAAAGACCGCCGTTTGCTATCGTCCTCGCCGCGCACTCGATGGAATGAGCGGGATTGAATACATCTCCCTCACATTTCAGGTACTTCCAACTTCCGTCGAGGAATTGCAGGAGACCTTTTGCACTACTCGAAACGCTCCTCGCGCCCGCGTTCCACCCGCTCTCGGCATCTATGATGGCGAAAAGCAATCTGTCAGAAACGTGATAAAAGTCGGAATACCACTCCGCGTATTTTAAGATTGTCGCTCTATCAGTTCTCGGCGGGACTACCATTGCCTCCGATACAAAGGGAAAAGCTATGGTCGCAACGACAAGTCCGATAAGTAGCCATCTAGGTAACGTGTGATAATGATACCACCAGAGGGGGGCTAGAGCAAG